CGTCGTTTGCATTATGTGTCAAATATCTATATTGTTTCTGACCCTGAAAGTCCAGAAAACAATGGCAAAACATTCTTATATACTTATGGCGCTAAAATCTTTGAGAAGATTATGAATAGCATGCAGCCACAGTATGAAGATGAAACTGCTATTAATCCATTTGACTTATGGAAAGGTGCCAACTTTAAAATGAAGATTGCTCAGGTTGCGGGATTCCGTAACTATGACCGTTCTGAATTTGGTAAAGCTGAAGCCTTACACACAGATGATTCTGTTTTAGAGGATATTTACAATAAGGAAATTTCTCTTAATGAGTTTACAGATACGTCAACATTTAAATCTTATAGTGAGCTTAATCTTAAGTTGACTAGAGTTTTGGGTGAGGAAGTTAAAACTATGAACCGTACAGAAATTGATTATGTTGATGAGGATATAAAAAACGAATCACCATTCAATGATGGTCCGGTTGTTTCAGACCCAGTTGCAGTAGCAGCTGACCCAGTTCAACGAGCTGAGGCTGAAGATGATACAATGAGTTATTTTGCTAAATTAGCAGCTGAAGCTTAATAGTTAAATCTAAGAACCCGCTGAAAGGCGGGTTTTTTATTACCCAGCGTCAGTTTGAAGTGTGAAGCTTTTACCAACAGCATCATATAGATAATTTTCATCAACACCAGTTTGATAATTCATAATAGTAAAATTTTGATTTTGCATAAAGGACTTGGCACCCCAGCCTAGCTGACGTTTTGCTTTTGCTCTTATAATTTCTGATTCATATGAACCACCAGCTGCAATTCTACCTTGTGCAGCATCATCTGACATAAAGTCTTCTAAAAATTCAGCAATAAAAGCAGAACGAGCTGCTTTAACTCCATTTGCGTTCCATTTCTCTTTAGTTATGGGGTTAATGCCACCTTCATCAGACGCTTTATAAAAACCCTCTAATGCTGCTCTCATATTTCCTTTATTCATGGAAGTGACCAAAGTATCAGTTCCATCTTCTGACATTTCAATACCAAATACTTTTCTTAACCAATCAGGCATTAAACCTTTAGCCCAATTTGCTATTCTACTTGGAAGACTGGTTATCCAATCCCATACACCAGCTCTATAGTCTGCACTTGTAAACATACCTTTGACAAATTCAAAAATATTAGATATTAAATGCCAAGGCATTGCTATTATTTTACGTATAAGGTCCATAAAACTAAACTCTTTAATTATATTAAGAATCTTAACACCTAATCCATCACCAATAATTACACCATCCTCATCAGTTTTTAAACCAAAAGCTTTTTGTATTAACCATACAACAACATTCTTAACTACATCAGCTAATCCACCAATAATATATCCCCAAAAACCACCTAATGTTTCACCAATTATATCAAACCAATTAGAATCTTCTTTCATAGATTCTTTTTTACCAGCTTTAAATGCCTCAAATATACCAAAGATTAATGTCACAGGCCATAAAATTCTTCCAATAAGTTTACCAAAGGTTGCACCAACTGTTTTTAAACCGGTTGTTAAACTTATTCCTGCAGCACTTGCCAAAAATTTCACTATAGCTGCAGATAATTTAAAGAAAGGAGCAACTATTCTGTGAATACGATTTAATCCACTCCTAAATCCACCTTTCACTTTTGTTTGCCAATTAGGTGCAACAGATTGTGAGCCACCATGTGGACCACCTTTAAAAGTATTTCCAAGTGGCTTACCATCTACTCCTAAGCCAGCCATTCTAAAAATTCCTTGTTGAATACTAGTCATCCTTGTATTCAAACTAGTCCTAATCTTAGTCCACATACGAGGTACCCAACCTAATGGACCAATTGGTTTACTTATTCCACCTTTAAAAGTATTGCCAAGCATCTTACCATCAGGTCCTATACCAAATACTCTATAAGTTGCAGTTCTTATGCTTTTAATTCTTTCAAATAGCAAATTCCTTATATGTAGCCAACTAACAGTAAGTCCAGCAAACATACCTATTCTAACTGACTTCCCTTTGCCACCCCTTTTAAATGTATTACCAAGTCGTTTACCGTCAGGACCAAAACCAAATGCTCTATAAACAGCAAACTTTATACTTTGCATTTGGCCTTTAATAAAACCTGTTAGTTTAGCCCATTCCATTTTAACAGCCTCTACCATGTTAACTTTTGCTTCTTTAAGTTTATGTATTGCAGCTAGTTCTATTGACCAGGCTTTCATCCAAGCCCAAGTACCTCTAACTCCTTTCAGCGCTTTTATGGCCCATAAGTTAAATCCTTCTGAAGCAGCCCATAATGCAATAAGTGCAGCTGTAATAAAAGTAAACTTAGATTTTTTCCATGCTTCTCCTAACGTTGAGGTTTCCTCATCTTTTTCTTTTATCCATTTGCCTTTCCGCAATGCACCCATACCCAAAAATGCAGGACTTGGTGGTTTCTCTCTTCTATCTTCTTCTTTATCTCTTTCACCTTTTAAATATTTTCTATCAGCATCACGTGCCTCTCCTTTCATAAAGTCAACAAGGCCTGTAACAGCTTTTAATAAACTAAGTTGATTTTTTCCTTTAGGTGCATCACCTGTAACTCTATCAGATAATGTTTTTGCTTGGCCAGCTAAATACCTACGTTGAAAGTCTTGTCCTGCACCAATAATACTAGAACCTTGGTCAAGCACACTCTCATTTTGACCCATAAGTAATTCTTGGCGCTTAGCTTCTTCAGCTTCTCTAAGTCTATCACGTGTGCCCAGCTGATTCTGCTTCTTGAGCTGATTTATAATTCCACTTAATTTGTCACTATCTGTTACTGCCATTTTTTATCCTGTTAAATTCGCTGGATTAATTTCTCCTGCTGCATTTCTTTTATTTTCATCTTCAACATGCTGGTGAAGTAAGACTAAGTAAATCTCCCTCTCCCACGGTATCATATTGTTTATATCTTCTAAACTAAACTTATGATGAACCATCATATTAAAATTAATTTTCAAATGGTTAGATATATTGTCATGGGCGAGGGTTATGTAAAAAAATCGACTAACCCATTCAACTCCCTAACATTCTCATGACCACAAGCTTTACATTTAAATTCTAAATCATAATGCAATACTGGTGCTTTCTCCATTACTTCCATTATATCTTTAAAATTATCAGTACTTAAACTTTCAACAAAAGTTACAGCTTCTTTATGAGTCACATCTTTCATATTATGTATTTCCTCACCATGATAAACTGTCTCAATACATTTAGCTAGCATATTAAGAATAGCATCTGTTTGAGTTTCACGTTGTTTATTACTTAACCTATCTCTATTTCTTGGCCAACGTACATCTAAACTCATATCATCACTTAACTTAATATGTTTCTCAACTTCATCCTCAAGATTTATGACTATAACTTTTTCTAAATCAATTTTTAGTTCATTAGATTCTTCACAGTCTTCTTCTTCACATTTGATTCCTACTTTAATTCCTTCACCAACGGATTTACTCCGTAAAGTCACAAACATAAACTCAATATCAAAGGTGGTTAAATCCTTAATATTAATTTTAGATTCTATACATGCTTTAAGAACACTCTCAACCGCATTTTCAATCTGCGCATCATCTTGACTCTCTAAAGCAATCAACAAAACCTTTTCTTCTCTGACCAAATATGGTCGGTATGTTATAGCTTCGCCTGTTGAAGGCACAATCATATCATACTTTGGGGTTGCAATTATTGGCAACATCATTATCTCTCCATTATTTTAATTAATTAATTTCCTCTCATTGTGGCTAGGGTATCCCTGCCAATAGATAGTGCGTGGTTTGCAACTGCTTCCAAACCCTGCTCCCATCCAATACTTTTAAAATTATCATACTCCCATGTAATATTTACTTCCATTAAAGAATCACTTTCTGATGATAAATCAACTTGGCCTATTTGTATAGGGTATGCATTTTCTAATTTAATTGTATATCCAGGTATCACATCATTAGATGTTGATAACTGCTGTATAATTACATCACTACAATAATCTCTTTTATAATATGCTTTATAATGTTCATGGGTTGTATCTATAATCATCTCTTGCCACATATCAAAATATTTTTTAATATAATAATCATTAGTCAATAAGAATGTCATAGAGACTTCATCTGTTGCAGCCGAATATGGTTTCTTAGTTAAGTGATGATTATGCGCAGCATTAGTTGTGGATATTCTTTTACCTGGAAGTGAAACTTGTTTGCACAATATAAATAAATCTCTAGGGTCTTGTATAAAATCTCCAATATGAACACCATCACCAGATATTAAATTATTTAATAGTGTTGCTGGGTCAAATTTTAATAAGCTGTTCATACCCTTTGATGGATGTGAAACATATACAGCATATCTATTAGCCCGTGATATACCACCACGACGATTAATCGTTGATTTTAATGAATCTATACTAACTGGTAATGACATTATCTGTATTGTCTCCTTGAACGCGCCCAAACAAATCTTTCAGTTTTCTTCCTAAAGGCTGCTGTTTCTAAAAATATTGCTATGTTCCATTCCGCTGCAGATACCTTCATTATATTTGAAGTTACATGCTTTGTTAAATAGTGTTTAAAACACGGTTTAAAATATTTATAATTTTTTGTGGCTTTTAATAAGTTATAAGTGATTCTAAATTTAGTTGTTTTATTAAACTTCTTATTAGATGCTGTATCATTTAAATGGTCTAAAAATATAGCCCGTATTTTAGGTGGTAAGTAATGCAGATTAATACCATAAAAACCATCTTTAGCAGGACCAACCACAATAGTCAAAGGGAAGGTGTCATAGTATGGAAGCTGTTGTTTGAGCTTTGGGTTATATGTATACATTACCATATCACCAATTTTAGCTCCACCAACTTGGTATAGCCTATCATCTTTAAGAACACTTTTACCTAATTTTCCAAGCTCTTTAGCTTTTTGTTGAAACCATTTTGCAGCCTCAGCCGAGCGAGCTACTAATCCTTTACGGAATGCTTCTGCTTCTAAATTGTCAAATAAACTAGCCACTAAACGTCTCCATTAATTGCGGACCAAATGAAACCATTATATATGCAATGATTCCAACACCAAATAAACCTATTAACATCCATTTCATTTTAAAATCATTTACTAACATTTGAAAACCTATTATCTCATTACCCAATATGCGTATTGAGAGCTCAAGCTTTCCTTCATCTTCCTTGTTATCCATATCTATATTTATACTCTTTTCTTAAGTGTTTTCCATATTCTACGGCCTGTTTTTGTTTTACTTGCTTTAAATCCCATAGTCATTGTCTTAATACCCATAGCTTCTAACTCTTTTTCTGTCCATATTTGAAATTCATAACCACGTTCCTCACAATACTTATTAGCATATTTCCACTTAGAAGTATTCTTCATATAGGTTAATGCCTCATTTAATCGTTTTCTTTTGGGTGGTACGGTTTGAGCTGATGGTTTTATCTCAACCAAAATGGTTTTACCTGTTTTTGTTTTAATAGTAAGGTCAACAAAATACCTATGAGCCTTCCTATCGGTTGAACATATATATGGTATAATGGTTTCTTCAGACTGCCACCACCTAACCCATGATGCTTTATCTAAATATCTAAATGCATTCCTTTCCCATAAGGACCTATAATGTATCATATCAACGTTACCATTATATTTCTCAGGGTGTTTTGGTCTCCAAGTACCAGAATATGTCTTTTTCATACGAGTATTTATAAAGAAACGTATAAATAAGTAATATACAAACCAAGGAACCATAATGGCAAACGGACCACACAGTAATATCCAAGGACAAGCTAGATTTAATAATAATAAAGATGGATTTGAGCATTGGAAATATCCAGAAACTGTAGGCAACGACTCATGGAAAGATGATATCAATTTTAATAGTCATGAAACAAGTAACTATGCCAAACTTCGTATGAATAGAGTAGACACAGCGGCTATTGAGCCATTTATGATGTTTGAATTTATGAAGGTAGATGAATCTCAAGCTGTATCAAAAATGGATTGGATGGACAGATATACAGATGGGACATTAATGGAAGGCTTAGCAAAAGCAGGTAGTGATACAGTAGAGTTTGGTGGTGATTTATTAAGAGCTTTAGGATTAGCAGCAGCGGATGTTAAAGATATGAATAAAAAACAAATGGATGTTGCAGTAACTAGAGTAATGAAGAACAATCTAAAAAAAGTTGAAGGATATGTTAAACAGTTAACAACCCCAGTTAAAAGAGATTACACAGGTTCAATTGCTTTATATATGCCAACAGATATCCAAGTGAATGACCAAATGTTATACAATGAAGACAGTAGAAAATTTGCTGCAGCATTAGAAGAATTCTTAGGTGGTGGTATGAACTCTTTTGAGAACAAAGCAGTTACACATGGAAGGTCAGCAATCGCTGCTTATGGTGGTATTTTAGGTAAAATGGGAAGTAAAGGTATGTTAGGTGCTTTAGCTGGTTATGGTATTGGAGATATTGTTGCTTCTGAAATACAAAGGTCTACTGGCCAAGCCATGAATAAAAATGAATATATTCAATATGGTTCAACTGGATTAAGAAGCTTTACATTTAATTGGACATTTCTACCAGATTCTGAGAATGAATCAAATCATACTGCAGGAATTATTAAATTTTTTAGAAAATCCGCGCATGCCAAAAAGAATAATTCAATTACTATAACAGTCCCTGACCATTGTATTGTGTCATTTCATGGAGCAAAAGATATGATTCAATTGCCGCCATGTGTTATTGAATCAGTTAATGCTACATATAATCCAAATGTATCTTCATTCTTTAAAATTAATAATGCACCAGTTGAAGTTGGATTAGCTGTAACACTTAAAGAAATGGTTCCAATATATGTTGATGATGTAATGGCGGGGTATTAATATGTTTTTTAGTAATATACAAAATACGATAGTAGATATAGATGGTTCTGGTAATGTAGATATAGTAAAAAATCTAACATCAAGAGCAAAAGTTTCTAATGAATTAATTAATAATTCTGGATTTTATGAAACAGTGGAAATTATAGATGGTGAGAGGCCAGACCATTTTAGTAAAAGATTATATAATACTGAGGAATTCCATTGGACATTTTTATTACTTAACCCTCAAATAAAAAATATATGGGATGATTGGCCAATGAAGTATTCCCAATTAATAGAATACTGTACAGAAAAATATCAATACCTCGCAGCCGATACTGATGATAATTTAAATAATAAGTTTACTTTAGGTGAGGTTGTTACTGGTGCTGTATCTGGAGCAACAGGTATTATAAAAGAAGTCCATGTTAATATGGGTTATGTCACAATAGAAAAAACAAGTGGTACATTTACTATAACTGGTGAAACTATACAGGGTTCTAATTCTCAAGATTCTGTAACATGTAATTTTATTAAGTCACAAGCTTATGCGCCTCATCATCATACTGATGATTCAACTGGTGAATGGGTACCAAGACGAACCGCTGGCACAAGCGCATACAGTTATATCGATTATGAGTCTGCTGTAGCTGAACAAAATAGGAATTTAAAAGTAATTAAGCCGGAATTTATATCGCATGTTGCAAGGCAATTTGCTGAAGAAATGAGTGGCTAATGTTTAATTTAGATAATTTAAAAATTGAAGTTTGGAATTTTGAAATTCAAAATATAGTTATAGGTGTAACTATATATGAAAAGTTATTTGGTTTATATAGAGGTTCAATTGCAGTTAAAGATGGTTTAAATATATTTGACAAATTCATAGGCTCACATTTAGCACCAGTCACAATGACTTGGGAATATCTTGGAAAGCAACATACAGCCAAATTTTGGATGGATGGTATTAGTAATATGGAGATTGAGAAGAACCAAAAAAATTATATAATTCATATAAAATCTAGCCATGAAACTAATTTTATTGAAAGATTAAATAGTACATTTTCTGGTACATCAGATGAGATAATTAGAGATATGTTTTTTGAAGTTAGTGAAGATGATGCAGTACTATATAGGGATTCAAGAGCAGATACTGAAGGTAGATATATAGCACCAAATATTACTGCAAGGGAAGCCTTTAAAGCAATTGTGAATAGTGCACATGATGTAGAAAAAAGTGGATTCTTTTTATACCAACGGTTTATGGATAATAATGCTCTTAGATTAACTTCTTTGAATGATATGATGACAAATCCTTTAATGAATCCCAATGCCGACCCAATAAGAATATCAAATGCTCAACCAGGTATGGATAGTATTGGTGTTGATGCAACTGTAGGAACTGGTGATAGTTTTAGTTTAAAAGAATATAATATGAATTTCCTTCAAAAATTAGAAAAGGGTGTGTATGGTGAAGCAGTATCTGAAGTTGGTTTAGATGAAACTACTAAGAAAGATAATTTAAAACATGAAGATGATGCAACATCGGTTCAAACTATAAAATTTAAACTTAGCAAAAAATTATATGATGAAGGTGTAACCTCTGTATTTTCTGATGTTGGTTCAGTTGAGAATGTTAAAATGGTTAATAAAAAATTTAGAGTATATAATACATCACTGAATGCTGCATCAATAGTAGCAGTACCTTATATTGGAGTTGGTATGACAATTGAGCTTGACCTTGGTGGAGGTAATGTATCATATAGTAAACAAGATGGTCCATATTTAGTTGCAACAATGCAGCATAAATGGACACAAGATGGTGGTAACTTTGCTTACTACCAAGATTTAGGATTGATAAGACCATGATTTCATTTGGAAAAATTGTAGATGTTAATGACCCAGAAAAACTTGGGAGAGTTAAGGTTAATGTTTTTAATGTACATGACAATATAGAAACAAAACACCTACCTTGGACACAAGTTATGATGCCTGGGAATACACCAGCTATAAGTGGTCAAGGACATTCTGTAAATTTACAAATTGGCTCATTAGTTTGTGGTGTATTTTTAGATATTACAAAGCAAGAGTTTATGGTAATAGGAACTCTTCCAACAAAGACAGATTCCAAAGAAGATAATAATGATAGAGTAAGAAGTTTAAACCCACATGCAGATGACCCTACTGGAGAGTATGAACCAGCAAGTACTTTTGCACCGGTATATCCATTTAATAATGTATATGAAACAGCGTCCGGGCACGCCAAAGAGTATGATGATACTCCTGGTGCTGAACGTATAATGGAAAGACATAAAAGTGGTACTCAATATGAGATAGACCCAAATGGTTCAAAGGTTGAAAAAATAATAAGAGATAATTATCAATTAGTAGTAGGACAAGATACCCTTGAAGTATTTGGTAATGTTAGAATTATTGTTAGTGGTAATACTGATATTGCAGTAGCAGGTGATATTAATGTTGCTGTTGGTGGTAACCTTGATGCAAATGTTACTGGTACAAGTAACTTAACAAGCACGGGTGACATAACTGTTAATACTGAAGGTACTACTACAATAACAAGTGAAGGCTTAATAAAATTAGATGGTGATGTTGATATAACCAAAGAATTAAAATTGTCAAGAGAAAATGTTATAGTTAATACCCATGTTCATAATGATTTTGATTCACCAACTGTTGACACTGGTCCACCTAAATAGTATAAATAAGATATATGGCAACGATAGCACGACAAGCACTTTATAAAGATTTAGATTTTACTTTTAAGCAAAATCCTAATACCAATGACGTTGGAATAAAAAAGAACAATGATGCAGTAAAGCAGAGTGTATTAAATATATTAAGAACTAATCATGGAGAGAGACCATTTAATTATAATTTTGGTGCTAACCTAAGACATTATTTATTTGAGAATATGAATAATATAACAGCAGCACAAATATCTACCTCTATTAATACTGCTTTAGCTAATCATGAACCAAGATTAGAAATATTAAACACAAACATTCAGGCTAAGGCTGATGATAATGAAGTAAATATAACAGTAACCGGGAGAGTTAAATCTAGTAATGAAGTAATAGATATAACAACCACAATAGAGAGATTACGATAATGGCAATAGAACGCAGAATTTCAGCAAGTGAATTAGATTTTGACCAACTAAAGGCAAATCTAGTTAGTTATATGAAAGCAACAGATACGACCTTTAATGATTATAATTATGAAGGCTCAGCAATGAGTACCATTATTGATGTATTAAGTTATATAACACATGTGAATTCAATGAATGCAAACTTTGCTCTTAATGAAACGTTCCTTGACACAGCTCAGTTACGGACTTCAGTGGTATCTCATGCTAAACTATTAGGTTATACACCAAGGTCCATTGCTCCATCAACTGCTGTCCTAAATGTTAAAATGAATTATGACTCTACACAAACTCCTTTATGGAACCATGATTCTAATAATGACCCACTTCCATTAAGCATGCCAAGGGGTACTAAGTTTCAAACCACTATTGATGGTGTTACATATCCAATGTTTTCTTCAACCACTACCACTATAAACTTTGATTCTGGTTGGAACTTTACTAATTTGTCTATTGAACAAGGTACATTAAAAGAGATATTATATACATATCAAAATAATACTTTTGAGCAATACTTAATCCCTGACATTAATGCAAATACCAAATCCATTAAAGTTACTGTGATAGATTCTGGTTCTACAAGTGCATCTAAAGTTTATACTTTAAATACTAATGTAGTTCAAATAGATGGCACAAGTGAAGTATACTTTTTAGAGGAAGGTAGAGATGGTTATTATGAAATTAAATTTGGTGATAATATAATTGGTAAAAGACCAGGAAATGGTAATACAGTTAAAATAGAATATGCTAAGATAGCATCAGGTACTGATGTGAATGGTGCCACTACATTTACATTGACCGAT